ACAGAAGAAGCAGAAATTGAAGAAATCCCAGAACTATTCTGCTATTTCGAAGATGAAGAAGCTGCTGATTTTATGTCAGGTATTTTACAGGCACTTGATATCAAAGATACTTTTGGAACTTTCGGTAAAAAACTTGAAATAGTTTCGGCTAAAATAGGATGCACTACGTTACATAAGCTCTCTAAACAGTCTCCCCATTTTAGAAGTTCACTCATTTTTTTAGATGCTGATACTGAATCAGATGAAAAAACTCCAGATTCTAAAAATGACTTATTAAAAATGGACAATGTTATACAATTGCCATTAAAAAAGACTTCATCTGTCTACAATGAGTTACCTCCAGATAAAATTGCATATTTGTATTTATATGATAAATTTAAAAATATAGCTGATAATTATGAGTTTTGGCATGAAAAGACACCGGAATTCTTTTCTTCTAATTATTATTTGACTTACATTCAAGATATTTCTAAACATTATGGAGGAAACTTAACCCCTATTACCTCTATTGAAGATATCAAAAAAGTAAATAGAAAAGCTATGAAAAAATGGTATGAAGCTAATCAAGTTGTATTAAATGAAATTCAATTATTCAAATTATGGGCTGAAGAACATCAAGAAGATTGTCAAGATTTCATTAGTCATTTAATCACTAAAGTTAATTTTGTATCTAATAGCTCTTAATGTGGCCAACAACACTTTTCTATGGTTTAATTAGACATGGCCAATTTCAACACCCCACTTCGCTATCCTGGCGGTAAAGGAAAATTTGCTCATTTCGTTAAAGATTTAATGAAGGCAAATGATCTATCAGGCGACTATCTCGAACCTTATGCGGGAGGAGCCGCTGTAGCGTTAGATTTACTTTTTTCTGGTTATTGTAAAAATATACATATCAATGACCTAGATCCAGCTGTATTCAATTTCTGGAAGGCAATTACGGAGCAAACCGATGATTTCCTGAAAATGATCTCTGATGTTGAAATAACTATGGAGGAATGGCACAAGCAAAAATATATTTTGTCATGTCCTAATCTTCATAGCCAATTAGAACATGGTTTTGCAGCTTTTTTCCTCAACAGAACTAATCGCTCTGGCATTCTTAAAGGTGGAGTTATTGGCGGTAAAAATCAGGATGGTAACTACAAATTAGATGCACGTTTTAACAAAGAGAACCTTTCGAAACGAATAAAAAAAATTGGAGAGTTTGCAGACCATATTAATGTTTACAATTTAGATGCGCTGGAACTTCTAAGAGATGTAGATAAACGTTTACCTGATAACTCTCTAATTTACTTAGATCCACCCTATTATATTAAGGGACAGGGTCTTTATAGAAATTTCTACGTACATGAAGACCATATACAAATCTGTCAAGCTTTAAAAAATGTCAAAACAAAATGGATAGTTTCTTATGATAACTGCCCAGAAATAAAGAATATTTATCATGAGTATAGACAAGATGACTATGACTTAAATTATAGTGCTTATTTTAAAATGAAAGGTTCTGAAGTGATGATCTATTGTGACTCCATAAAAACTATTGTTCCGCCCGATAATAAACAATTTGATTTAGATATAGCGTAAAGATCTCATTAACTTTTCAACCCACTGTTAAAGTGGGTTTTTTATTTCCCATCTTAATAATATCGGAATAACAATAAAAATATCGGAATAACTATTGACTATAAATATCGGAAATGCGATATTTATTTCACAAACAACAAAAAAGCACACCGACTCTCTGACCTTTCGATGTGCTTTGCTATATTCGAGATCAATTATGAACGTAAAAGCTCCCCCTTTCAACTCCTTTGCATTTGTCAGCATGGCTGCTCTTGCAATTTCTGGTGGTTCTTTAGTTGCTTGCCAATTGCAACCAGCTTTCCAAACAAAAGAAGCACCTACTCTTTTCACCCCTAAAACACAACCAAGTACTTACGGTGTCTTAACTGCAAAAATCACAGGTAAACATTCTGGCGTTGCCGTCATCAAATTAGATAGCTTCCGTTTAAACGTTAGCTTTGATTTTGAAGCTCATTCAGACAGCTACGGCGTTCCGGGTTCTGAATTCACCGCTGTTGAAATTACTCAACTCACAGTAAATGAAATCACTGATGTTAATGGTAAGTCATATAACGATTTCACCGAATTTGAAGACATCCGAAACATCAATTGCCTTCTAAAAGGCTTCATCGAACGTAACAAGTTGTTGGAGGCTTAAAGATGACTAATTTCAAAAAACACCCAGACGGCTACAAGTCATTTTTAGGCCGTGATGATAAGGGCCTCTACTCTGTTCGCATTGGCTGGCAAGTGTACGCATCTAATGCTAATGGCTCAGTTCTTTACAAAGTTAAAGACGGAGTTAAGACGCCTTTAAATGTGTTCAGGTTCCAAACTTCTTATCCAAAAGTTTGGAATGAACTCACCCAAGAAATCGATTTTCAACGCAGAAAGCAGCTCGCTATAAAACTGCGTGAAACAAATATCCCTACTTATGACCGCAAAGCTTACAAGCAAAAACGCGGCTTCACCGGCTCTAGATGAGGATAAGAAAAATGGCTCTACCTATTATTACGGCTGATCAAACCTTATTGGTTCAAGCAATTATTGTGTACCTATACGCTGATCCGGGTTTAGGTAAATCATCAATGGGCTTTACTGCGGAAAAAGCAATTTCTTTTGACTTTGACCGTGGTGCTCACCGTACTGGTGAATTACGTCGTGGTACGGTTGTACAGGTTCAACAATGGAGTGATGTTGCAAACCTAACTCCTCAAGACTTAGCACCTTATAAAACCGTAGTCATTGATACCGTGGGTGCAATGCTTGAATGCATTAAAACCCACCTGTTACTTACGGCAAATAACCGTCAAAAAGATGGTTCTTTAAAGTTAAAGGCTCAAGGTTTAGCGAACCAAACGTTCAAGCAATACATCAATACTTTGATTAGTTTAGGTAAAGATGTTGTTTTCATTGCACACGCATCAGAAGATCAAAACGGTGATCAAATTATTTACCGACCAGATCTAGGTGGTAAAAACCGTAACGAGCTTTACCGTATCGCAGATGTCATGGGTTATCTAACAACTGTTACTACTGGTGAAGGTAAAAATGCCCGCGTTATTAATTTCAAACCTTCGCCTACACATCATGCGAAAAACTCAGGTGCTTTAGGCGGTGAAACCGGTGAAGTATGGGTACCTGATCTTAAAGCACACCCTACTTTCTTGGCTGACCTGATTACTCAAGCTAAAGATCACATTAACACCTTAACGCCTGCACAACTTGCAGCAGCTAAAGCCCAAGAAGAGCTAGAAAACTGGAAACAAAGCTGTGAGGAAGCAGAGCATGCAGGTGACCTTAATCAATTAACTGAGTCGCTTGATAAAGAACATATGTATTACCAGAACATGCGCCAAGCAATGTTAATGAGGGCTAAAGCATTGAATTGCACGTTTGATAAGCAACGTGGCACTTGGATTAGTCCACCTGAATTTAACGGTATCTCAGATCAACAAAGAGATGAACTTCAAAACTTCATAGCTGAACGCGGCCTAGACGTGAAAACAGTTTGTGAACACTTCGGCATAGATGCCCTTATCCAAATTGAAGCAGCAAAACTGCCAGCAGTTAAACAAGACATTGAAACATTAGCTAAAACGGGGATGACAGCATGAATAATCTAATCACTGCAGCTGAAGCATTTGCAGCTCTTCAAAAAGGTAAAACTGTTCTTTGTCGTCCTATTGGAGACATGTTGGACTTTTCTGATTTAGATCAATTCCCCGCTTCTGTGTTTGGTAAACCAGGTTTTGAATTCTGCATCAAAATCGAAACCATTGACCTAGCTGGCATTACATTCACAAAGCCATTAACTATTGATGAGTATGAAGACGGTCAGGAAGTTTATGTAATCAGTACATATTCACCTACGGTTTATGTTTTAGATTTCAAAACTAACGCATTAATTGATTCTATTAACAGTGGCTTCGTTCAACGTGATGCAGAAAACGCCAAGCTTCAATTAAAAGCACTGTCCAAAGCGTTAGGTTTTGAAGTTAATGATGACTTAAGTGTTATTCGCTTAGGTGATGAAAAAAAGAAACAGCGTAGCAAGAAATCAAAAGCTGAGCCAACGGCAAAAGTAATACCTTCGGAAGTTTTCCCTGCAGATAAACAGCCTGCGATTGTTATTACAGAACAATCTAATGTCACAGCTTCCGAAGACCTATTAACTCCAGTTACTAACGAGCCTAAAGTAGATCCTGAATATCAAAATAAACTTAATACCCTGCTGCAAAGAGTTAAAGACTCAAAAACACCAGATGAAGTAAATGCGGTTTATCGTTATACCCGCACATGGGATGACGAACAAATGAAGCCTATCCTTCTCGCCACTCACAAACGTCTTGAAGAGCTAGAAAAAGAAAAGGCATCTGCGAATGAGCCACCCTCTCTAATGGTTCAGATCCAGAACGCACCAGACCTCACAACATTGGATGCGCTGGAAATAGATGTGGCTGCACGAGATCCGCAGATTCAACCGAAGCTAATGGGCTATATAAGAAAACGCCGCTATGAATTAGAAAATCCAGCAGTTTCTCAACCAGAAGCAGAGCCTGATTTTCTATTAGGAGACGGTTTCTAATATGAAAGATCAGTACAAGAAAGTGAGCCAAAAACACATGCTTGGTTTTATGTACTACTTGCAATTGCTGGGCTATGTAATAGTCCGGCAAGGCATGGATCAAGCAATGTTTCTAACCAAGCATTATGCGGTACCAGTCGCTTGGCGCCGCATAACGATCGACTATCACAACCGATTAAATAAACCTGCACAACAACTTTATAAAGAGTTTGTTGAATGGACTAAAGAAGAATATTTGAGGGCTTAGGTAATGATTGATTTAAAAACTAAACAAGCATTTTGGGCTGAGCAATTGCCTATTTTTAAAGAAAAATATTGGATTCCCGAACATTTAGATGTCCTCGAATTCGATATGAATGGCGGCTGTTTTGATATTGCTGAAGGTGTCAAAACTGATCTAAGTGAAGAAGACCTTTTTGATGTTTACCATCGTGTAAATAGTGGTTGGGCAATGTGGAAGAAAGCCGTAGATTTCATGAAATCCAAAGTTCCAACGTGGATTAGCGTGACTGATGAATTGCCACCTACTGACATAATGGTACTTATTTGTTGGGCAGATGCTCCTGATGTCACCCCAGAACAAGACTATATGACTATTGATGAGGATTTAAATAGCATATGGGCAAACTATCAAAATGATCCACCTTCACATTGGATGCATTTTCATAGTGTGCCAAACGTATCGGGAGCTGAACAATGAGCAAAGTTATTGGTGAAGTTAATTTGAACCCTAGCCGTATTGAAGGTACTCCGGATCAGGTGGCTCTTCATATTTTTGAAGAAATCATTTGTCCAAGTACTGAGGAGCTTCTCAAAAACAATCCGGAAGCTGCAAAAGTTTTTGCATATCACATTTTTGGTTTAGCACTGTCTCAACTAGCAGAGTTTCATTCAACCAAAAGTCTAGATAAAGCTGTAACCGTTACTCTTCACAACCTTTTGCGTCAATTGAAGAAAGAACGTAATGAGTTGAGGAACTAAAGGATGAGTGGATTAAAAGTTAAAACATGTAATTTTTGTGATGACGGGAACGGTGAATGCATTTTCCCCTATTACGGCCTTGCCCCTCATATTCATACGAAGCCAATTGGCGGTACTGAATTTATAGATGTTTCATTACTTGAAAACTTTAGTCCTGATGGGGATGGTTTAGGCATATATACACACTGTCTGAATTGTGGGGGTGATGGCACATATGAAGGCATCCAGTTAGAAGTTAAAGCGGAAAGTAAGGAGGGCTAATGTGGATAAATATCTGACATCTAACAATGTGTGTGAGATGTTTCATATTACTAAACGCACACTTAATCGGTGGGAAATTAACACACCTTGGGGGATTCCATTCCCAGCCCCAGCATTAAGTTCTGAAGGCGGGACAATGAAAAGATACCTCGCTACTGATGTAATGAAGTGGGAGGAAGAATGCCAGCAAAAAAAGCAACTAAAAAAAGCTATATAA